GCTACCGACTACTGTAATTGGGTGTTTTCTCGTGATAACGAGGGTGTAGCCATTCTGCATGATTGGTTCAAAGATGCTCTTTTGCAGAAAAATGGCGTAGTTAAAGCCTATTGGGAAGACAAAGAAAACATCACCAAAGAGCGTTACTTCAACTTGTCTAACGATGAGTTGGCAATGCTTATGTCTGACGACTCAATGGAGATTGTCGAACAGGACACAGAGGAGTTTCCAATCCTAGATCAAATGGGTAATCCTGCGCTAGACCAGATGGGTCAGCCAATGATTAACTCTGTTCACAACGTAATGGTGCAACAGAAAAAGATGGTCGGTAGGGTTCGCATTGAGAACGTGCCTCCAGAGGAGTTCTTGATTAGCAAGAAGGCTAGAACTATTGCTGATAGCCCATTCGTGGCACACAGACAGATGCTGACTCGTAGTGACTTGGTTGCTATGGGCTTTAACAAGAAGCAGGTAGAAGGTCTGCAAATGGGTGATGCTCTTGCATACACTCCAGAGCGTGTGGCTCGTTTCTCTGCTGGTGAGCAACCTTATCAAGTACAGACTGATGACCCATCCATGCAAGAGATTGAGGTCTTTGAGTGCTATGTAAAGACTGATGTAAATGGTAAGGGTATTGCCTCACTCGTTCAAGTGTTCTACGCATCTAATGAGATTCTTGAGGATGCCAAGGGTAAAGAGATGGTCGAGGAAGTGGACTACGTTCCTTTCCACTCAATTTGCCCCATCCCAATTCCACACAAGTTCTTTGGTAACTCACTTGCTGACAGAACAACAGACATTCAGCTAATCAAGACTACGATCACTCGTCAGATTCTTGATAACCTTTACCTGACAAACAATGCTCGTGTTGTTGCTGTTGAAGGTCAAGTAAACCTAGACGATCTGCTTACATCTACAGCAGGTGGTGTTATTCGTGCCAAGTCTCAGGGTGCTGTATCTCAATTGGCTGTGCAGAACGTAGCTACTGCTGCTTTCCCAATGCTTCAGTACTTGGATACCATGCAATCCAAGCGTACTGGTGTGTCTGATGCTTCACAGGGTTTAGACCCATCTATTTTGCAAAACGTGACTGCTGCTGCTGTTGCTTCTATGCAACAAGCTGGTGCAGGTAAGATTGAACTGATGGCTCGTTTGTTCGCTGAGACAGGTGTTAAGTCTCTGTTTAAAGGTATCTTGCATCTATTGTGCAAGTACCAAGACAAGCCTCGTTTGGTGCGTATGCGTGGTGAGTTCGTAGAGTTTGACCCTCGCACATGGGCTAATCAGTACGATGTAGCGATTAACGTAGGTTTAGGTGCTGGTAACAGACAAGAGCAAATGGCTATGCTGAACATGGTTCTTGCAAAACAAGAGCAATTGATTAACCAGTATGGCCCTGCTAACCCTTATGTCTCACCTGCTCAGTATCGTTCTACCTTGGGTCGGATGGTTGAGTTGGCAGGGTTTAAAGATTCTGGTGAGTTCTACAAAGCGATCACACCAGAGCAAGATCAACAATTGTCTAATCCTCCTCCTCCACAACAGCCTCCAATGCCACCAGAAGTACAGGCATTGATGCAAAAGACTCAGGCTGAGATTCAGGCTAACCAACAAAAGGCTCAGTCTGATATGCAATTGCAACAACAGCAAATGCAGATTGATATGCAGATGGCTCAACAAAAGGCTGGTCTTGAGATGCAGTTACTTCGTGAGAAAGAAGCGGCTAAGTTGCAATTAGAGCGTGAGAAACAACAAGCCTACTTCGCTATGAAGCAACAAGAGTTTGAGGTTGAGGCTCAATTGAAAGCAATGAAGGTCGGTGCTGGTATTACTTCTAACGTAGAGATTAAGGGTTAATCATGGCTGCTATTGATGATCTGATTAAGCAAATCCAGTCTAGAAGTGACACTTCCCAATGGACAGGTGGCTATGGTGCTGATGCTGCTACCAAGGACATGGCTCGCATCTTGTCCAGTATTGGTATTACTAACATTAAAGACTTTGGCAAGATTCCAAAGTATGAGCCTGTTGAACAAATTGGCATGACTTTAAATGGTCAGCCTGTTCAAGGTTCTGGCTCTCAGCTTTATGTGATGGAAGCAGTAGATACTGGTGATGGCGTAGATTACGTTCGCAGAGATTTAAGCCCAGAGCAAGCAGCGCAAGTAACGCCTACTTATGGTGTTGTTACAGGAACAGACGAATATAACCAACCTACCTACAGCCCTGTTGACGCTACAAGCGTATCAGTAAAAGATGGTCAACTTGTTGGTGTTACTGGTGAAACATTCGGTAATAAGGTAACAGGTCAAGAAGTTCCAAACACATACACAGAACGCCAAAAAGGTGACTTCTTTGGTGGAACTTACGAGGGCAAGGGCAATACTGGATATGGTGTTCAGTTTGATGATCAAGGCTTGCCAATTTTCTACACTCAAGGCGCATCCAGTAAAGATAAGTTATTGACAACATTGATGCCAGCGGCTCAGTTAGCTTTGATGGCTACAGGTGCTGGTGGATTGCTTGGTAACACTTTGCTAGGCGCAGGTGCTAATCAAGTGGCTGCTGGCGCATTGGGTGGTGCTTTGCTTGGTGGTGGTACTGCTGCCCTAGCAGGTCAAGATGTACTCAAGGGTGCTTTGCTTGGTGGTGCTGGTGGTGCTTTGTCTGGCTACCTAAACCCTACTACTGGTCAAATCTCGTCTACACCTACAGAGGGTTCTGTTCCTCTTAGTACTGATGACATAGCCAAATTGACAGGCTCATCTGGTGGTCTAGGCATTGATTATTCTTTGGCTAATGCATCTGGTGCAAATGCTGTAGAAGGACTAAAGGTTGGCAGAGCAGCTAACCTTGTTGAAATGGGTGGTGGTCAAGGTCTAACATTTAATGTAGGCGCACCAGTTACCTCTGTTGCTGATGCAGTTAGAGCCATTGCCACAATGAATGGAAGCGTTAATCCTGCTAATCTTGCAAGCATGGGTGGTGGTCAAGGCTTGACTTATCAAACCCCAACAGGCTTGGTTACAGAGGGTGGAATACTTAATGTAGGTGGCTTAACAGGTAATAATTCTGTGATTAGCCAAGGTGGTATTGATACTGCTGCCAACATTGGTTCAAACATTGCCAAGCGAGTTGCTGAAATTGATACTGGTGTAGATAAGATTAATTTAAAAACTACTCCTCCCCCTCCTACAGAATCAACAGCCGCTAAGACTGGTTTGGGTGCATCAGATATTATTAGAGCCGCAGGTGTTGCTGCCACAATAGCTGGTATAAATGCAGCATCAAAACCTACTGGTTCTGGTGGCTTCCCAATAGTACCTATACCTACCGATTGGACTAGCCCAATTAAACCTACAGGTACAGCAGCGTTCACACCTTTAACACCGATTGACTTCGGTAATAAAGAGATGCTTCGTGGTACTCAATGGGAACAATTGCTAGACCCTAATTATGGTAAAGCTATTGAAATGCCAGTCTCTACCAACCCATCGAACATGACGTTTAATGAGTTGACCAGAATCTTGGGTGGTTCTACAGCTTCAGCACCATCACAAAACCTAACAATCAACGATGTAATTGCAGGAATACAAAGCCAATATGGACAAACACCTCAAAGCTCAATGGGCTAAGAATCTTTTAAGTGATGACTTTTTCATAGAAGTCATAGATAACTTGAAAAAACAACAGATTAGTGTGATAATTAACACAAATAGTAGTGATATAGGTGTAAGAGAAGATGCTTATCGATATATCAAGACAATCGAATTGATTACAGGACACCTAGAAGGCTTGGCCTCGGAAACTCTAATCAAAGAGAAGAAGTGGAAGATTTTGTAATTCTGTGGTATAAAAGCCACACCTCCGTCTAGAAGGTTTCTAGCGATTTTTGAGATGACAAATGGAAAACACCAACCCACAAGGGAGTGAAAGCCTAGATGTAAACCAAGCCGCTTCAGCGTTTGAAGGGATGATGGGTGATTCTGAGGAAGCCGAAGAAGGCCAATCCGAAGGTCAACTAGAAGACCAACAAGAGACTGATGAAGTTGAATATGATGAAGAACCCAAGCCTAGATATAAAGTCAAGGCAAGTGGTGAGGAAGTTGAGGTAGAACTTGACGAACTTATCAAGGGTTATCAACAAGGTGCAGATTACACTAAAAAGTCTCAGGCTCTAGCTGAACAACGTAAGGCTCTCGAAGCTGAACGTAATCACTTAGAGTATGTAAAACAAGAGCGACAGGCATATGCCCAGAAGTTGCAAGCGTTGGATAGCTTCCTTTCGCAGCAAAATCAGGGTGTTAACTTAGATGTTCTAAAGGAAACAGACCCCATTGGCTATGCCGTGGCGGTTGCTGAACAGAGTCAGCGAGAGAAGCAATTAGCAGTAGTCAGGAATGAGCAGCAAAGACTTGCCCAACAGCAACAATCTGAGCACCATGCCTCTTTGCAAAACCATCTCCGTCAAGAGTCTGAGAAGCTAACCAGTTTGATTCCTGAGTTGGCTACGCCACAGGGTGATGCGGTTCGGAAACAAATCCGTGACTATGCGAAGTCTGTTGGGTGGTCTGACCAAGAACTCAGTCAACTATATGACTCTCGTGCTGTGGTGACTTTGTATAACGGGATGAAGTATCAGCAACTTCAAAAGAGCAAGCCAGAGGTAAACAAGAAACTTCAAGCTGCTCCTAAGATGATGCGATCAGGAACTTCTGCCCCTCCTACTAAGTCATCAGGTGATAAACAGGCAATGCAAAGGTTGCGTGAGACAGGAAAAGTCTCAGACGCAGCAAAAGCATTTGAACGATTCTTTTAAATTTTGGAGTATTAAATTATGGCTACCTATCAAACATATACCGCAATCGGTATGCGTGAAGACCTCTCGGATGTTATCTACTCGATTTCACCAACAGATACCCCGTTCATGTCTTCCATTGGCAAGACAAAGGCTACTGCTGTTCTGCACGAGTGGCAGACTGACAGCTTGGCTGCTGCTACTTTGGACAACTTCACAGTCGAGGGTGCAACAGCATCTGACGCTACCATGTCTCCAACAACTCGTGTTGGTAATCGCACTCAGATCGCACAAAAGACTGTCAAAATCTCTGGCACTTTGCAGAGCGTTGACAAAGCAGGCCGCAAGTCCGAGAAAGCCTACCAACTGGCTAAAGCAAGTTCGGAAATTAAGCGGGACATGGAAACTACCTTGTTGAGCAATCAAACTGCTGCCAACGGCAATAGTTCTACTGCTCGTAAATTGGGTGGTCTGCAAGCATGGTTGAACTCTAACTTCTCTGGTGGCACTTCTGGTGTTGCTGGTGACTTGGGTACTACTGCTCGCACCAATGGTACAAATCGTACCTTTGAAGAATCTTTGTTGAAGTCTGTTGTTCGTAGTGTTTACGCTTCTGGTGGCAATCCTAAAGTGTTGATGGTCAACCCTGCACACAAGCAAGTAGTTTCTGCTTTTGCTGGTATCGCTGCTCAACGCTTCATGGCCCCATCAAATGCTCCTACCACTATCATCGGGGCTGCGGATGTTTATTTGAGCGACTTCGGAACAATTTCTGTCGTTCCCAACCGCTTTATGACTTCTACCAACACTTGCGATGAAGTTGCATATGTGCTTGACCCTGACATGGCTGCTGTTGCTTACTTGCGCCCATTCCAGACCAACGAGTTGGCTGTAACTGGTGACAATGAGTCCACACAATTGCTGTGCGAGTACACCTTGGAAGTTCGTAACCAAGCTGCACACGGCATCATTGCTGACCTCACACCTTAATCTAAGGTAACTCCGAAAAATGCCTCAGACTTAAACCTCTGGGGCATTTTCTTTTCTACACAAACTGATAGAATTAAGGTATGGAAAACATTAGACAAACTGCTGTTCATGCTGATGGCGAAGGTGGCATCATTATTCAAACTCGCCAAGATGTTTCAGACATTGTTGAGCAGAATAAAAAGGAATTTAACTCCTTTGATGAGCGAGCAAGATGGTCTGATGAACTGTTTGGCAATAAGGTCGCATCCATCCCAATGACTGTGATTGATGATCTAAACAAACAAGGCATCATGCGTGGCTTTGCTGTTCTTGATGACAAGCGTTTTGCTCTTTGGTTGAATGACCCAATGAATCGTGCATGGCGCACTAGGACAGGAGTAGTATGAGTTTTGCAACTTACTCTGATTTAAAGACCTCGATTGCAGGTTACTTAGCTAGGTCTGATCTGACTAACCAGATTCCAGATTTCATTACATTTGCTGAGAATCGTCTGCGTAGAGAACTGCGTATTCGTCAGATGCTCAAATCTGTAACAACGCCTACAGTATCTGGTGATGGTACTGTTGAGTTACCTGCTGACTTTATCGAGATTCGTGATTTTGTCGCATTGACAAACCCAATTCAGCCATTGAGTTACTCTAGCCCATCTGCTTTGTCTAATGACCCAAGAGCATCAGAAGTTGGTGTTCCTAAGTCTTACACAATCTTGGCTAATGAGTTCTTGCTGTCGCCTCCTCCTGATGGCATCTACACATTGAGATTGCTGTACTACGCAGCACCTCCATATCTGTCTAGTTCAAACGCATCTAATGTGTTTTTGAATGTTGCGCCTGATGCGCTACTGTACGCTGCATTGATTGAGGCAGAACCTTATTTGATGAACGATGGTCGAATCAATACATGGGGAACTATGTATGATCGTGCGATTACCACTCTTACCAAGTCTGACGAAGAAGGTCAGTACTCTGGTGTCCCATTAGCAATGAAACTTACTGCAAGGTGAAACTATGGCTGAAATGTCTAACTACTTAGAAAATGCTCTTATCAACGTAACGCTGAGAGCAACTAGCTACACAGCACCTACGACTGTTTATGTGGCTCTTTACACAACTGACCCAACTGATGCTGATACTGGAACAGAGTGTTCTGGTACTAGCTATGCTCGTCAGTCTGTGACGTTTGGTGCGCCTAGCAATGGTGCGACTACCAACTCTGCGGCTGTTGAGTTTCCTCAAGCTGGTGGCGCATGGGGTACGATTACACACATTGGTATTCGTGATGCCTCTACCGCTGGCAACTTGCTGTATCACACAGCACTTGACGCTTCTAAGACGATTGCTACTGGTGATGTGTTTCGCATTGCCTCTGGTTCATTGAGCGTTACTTTAGCGTGAGATGGCTGATTTACTGCCTCCGTGGACAATTGACTCGCTAGACAATTTAAAGTCTAGCATTGATGATTTAACACTCACACTCGATAGTTCACTCTACACCACCTCAGTTACCCTATGGGATGCCTATGGGTCTGTGAGTGCTTCTGCGACTGTTACGGCTGATGC